CTATCCGACTGGGAGAGCGTGTCAATACCCACCAGAGTATCAACCATGAAAGAAATGCAGTCTTGCCGATACCGTGACCAGAGCGGATAGCTACGCGGTCATTGTCCCGCACAGCATACAGAGCATTACGCTGCCACTCCTCTGGACTGGCCTGCAAGATAGACTCAACGAATAATACGGGGTCGAGAGCAATGGCAAGCAATAGCTCCTCAACAGACATGTTTTCTTTTTCCATCTCTCTCTCCTTGTTATGATGGGGCGAGCCGAAAGGGAAAGAAGCCCGCCCCACCGTCGGGAGCGTCAAGGAGGAGAAACGCTCAACCGATTTTGTTATCTCCTCTGTTGCAAATATGACACAGGGCGGAGCGGTCTGCAAGGGGTGACAATCTGACGTGGGGGGTACGGCACACTGCCACCCTCCCCTACGGCACAGTGCCACCCTAATATATCAGAAAGAATATATCATTTAATCTTATTTACTACGGCACAGTGCCACCCCTAAATGAGAGGAAGAAAAAAGAAGAAAAAAATTTTTATGGGGGTAGTTACTTACGAGTTGTGGAGAACAGGGGGGGGTGTTGGGGATAAGATACGGTGTTGGTTTATATATATACGTATAACGCACCCCCGCCGCTCAAATCAAAGGGGGGGCTAATCCGCCTTATCGTTCTCGCTCTGTTCCTCACTAAATTCCGCCTCTATAACTTGCGCTTTCTCACTACGTTGCAATTCCAATGCGTTCTGAACATTGGATAAGGCGCTGGCTAAGTTATCGCTGGCTGATAATTCCATCTCGACGTTATGTTGGCGTGGTAAATATTTTTGAATGACAGTAAGAACGGGAAGCACGTTGTTTTTGTCTCGCATTTCTTCCACAAGTAAATCTGCTATGGCTTCAACACCGCCTAGCTTTTCGACAGACCTGTCAAAAGCCTTCGCCATTGCTTTAGATAATTGCATATATGGGCTACCGCTTCCCTTCGGTCTTCCACCCTTATTCTTAACCACGTTTCCAGTCATGTTATAATCTTTCTATCCACCTTGAATGTGTTGCTATTTTGCAACATTGTTTTGCATTTGTAAACAATTCTCACAAGGCATGATTTTATTATTGACAAGCCAAATCATTTGACGCATTGTAGACACATAAGCCCGCATATTGCGGCAAGTAAAGGGAAGTAAAACATGACACATAAACAAGCCAAATCTGGCATTATATATCAAGGCGCAAGCCTTATTGACGGGAAGCCAATCGTAGTGATTGCCACCTATTCAAATCGCAATACAAAAACGGGCGCAATGGTTCAAACCTATATCTTGCGTTCTGATATTGACCCGCGAGACGCTAACAAAAGCGGCGCGGATTATTCTATTTGCGGCGATTGCCCGCATCGTGGCACGCCGACAAATGACCCCGCTAAAAAGCTGGCCGATAATCGTTCCTGCTATGTAGTTATTGGGCAGGGCGTGCTTATCACTTACAAAGCTTTTGAACGCGGCGTTTATGGTGACATGCAAGGCCATGACAAAACCGCCGAATTAGGGCGCGGGCGCATGGTTCGGCTTGGCACATATGGCGACCCCGCCGCCGTGCCATCTTATATTTGGGATAGCTTGCTATCGGAAAGCAAAGGCCATACGGCTTATTCACATCAAAGCGGCGTAAAGGGCGCGCAATTTCGCCCCGATATCATGATGCAAAGCGCGGACAATGAAACACAAGCGCGGGCGGCGTGGGATAGTGGCGCGCGCACGTTTCGAATTGTTTCCGATGCGTCGGAAATAGTAGCAGGGCAAGAAATACATTGCCCCGCACAAACTAAGTCGATTGAATGCCAAGCTTGCGGCCTATGCATGGGTGCAAGTAAAGCCAAATCAATAGCAGTTATTAAACACGGGAACGGCGCGAAGTATATCGCCGCATAAAGGGGAATATCATGAAAATGAAAATGACAAAATCACAAGCCTTGCAAATTCATTTTGAGGCAAAAACAGCGGCACGGGAAGCGGCGGCCTTTAAGTCCAATGCATACCGCCGCGATAATCCAAACTGCCAATATGGCGAACCGATTGCCGCTTGCGGCTTCGCATGGGTTCACATTACCAGCGGGCGCGGCACGTTTGCTAAGTCATTACGGGAAGCGGGCGAGGCTCATAAGCACTATAGCGGGCGCGGTTTGCACGTTCATAGCCCCGCCGAATATGGCGGGCAATGTGTAGATATGCACGAGGCTGGCGCGCGGGCTTATGCTAACGTGCTTCGCCAATATGGCATTGATGCAAGTGCGCAAAGCCGCATGGATTAGAATTATCAGCGCGAATGGGCGGCGCATTTGTCGCCCATTGTCGCGGTTAATTGTGACCGATTAAAAAGGGAAACCAAACCATGACCATGACATTTTTATACGGCTTTATCGGCGTAGTTTTTGCCCTAGCGGCCTTAATCATTATCAGCGATGTATTGCAGCGCAAGCGGCGCGACAAGGTGCGCGTTATTGTAAATGCCCGACCGCCGTGGCTCTATGATGAAAACCACATAGACCAGCCCGCTTATTTGCGGCGCAAGAAAGATGAGGAATAAACCATGCCAACAGAAACTTTTAGCGACCTTCAAGACGAATTTGAGGCGCAAACTGAAAAAGCGGAAGCGTTCAACGCGATAATCAAAAGACTGGCTGATGCCAGTGCAAGAGGAGAAATAAACCATGAGTGAGAAAGAATTTTATGAGTGGCTGGAAACATGCCCAAGCCATGAATGGGAAGTAAACTATTCAGACGATGATGGCTGCATGGTAATTTTTAAGCTACAGGAGGAGGAATAAACCATGACTAAAGAGAAAAGGCTTGAGGCAATCAAGGGAGAGCTTGAAAAGCTCAATACGATTGACAGCTTAAAAGACACAATAGAAAACCTAATCACGCTTCACGAAGTGCAAGCCCCGTTAGAAGATATTGACGCGGCAATCATCGAGGCGCGACGCGCACTTGATAATCTATTTCAAGCGAATAAATAAGCCGTTTTTCCCTTCGGCTTAGTTAGGGCGGTGCTGAGAGGCATCGCCCTTTTTCATGCCTATTTTGCCAGCCCCTGCAATCGGGGTTTAGCATATGCCAAAAATATCGACGCTATGGGGTCAAATTTGCCCGTACAGCGCGTTTTGAAACTTTTTCGATTACGGGGTTGCGCCGCACATAAAAATTTAAATCTGATTAAAATCTGGCAATGGTGCTTTCATGTTGTCAGGGAGTGGGTCATCCAATGGTGCTGCCAAATCAAACTCGTCAAACGTCGGCGCAGTGTGTCCCGCCTTAATCAAATCCATATTAATCTTGCCGCTATCGTCTGGCAGGTGTTCCGCTGGCGTTTCGCCAACACCATCTAAGTTGGTATCGCCCTCATAGCCAAGCCTAGAAAGCGCGAAACAGGGAATACGCCTTAACAGAATACCCATGCCCCTGTTTAACTCGCCGCTTGCAATCATTGCGTCGGTTTCTTCTAGCTTGGCAAGCCAGCCCTCGACGGTTTCGGGTTTCTTTTGTTCGCCCTCCCTTGCTTGCTGCTCCGCCTCGAAGCTGCCGCTAAATGCTTTAGCCGTTTTCTTTGTGCCGCTCTTGGCTTCCCAGTTTCTATTCGCCTTGACGGTTGCGCTGATAATGTCTGCAAGATTGAAGTAAAAGCTAGACTTGTGTTTGCTGGTTACGGTGCGCCATATCGTGCGGAGAATATCTTTATAGCTTTCACTGTTCGGCACGTCGGCACTGATTCGGCTATTGATAGCCTCGCAAACTTCCTTCATGTAGATTGCCATTGCTTCCTCATTATCCCGCAAGTGGTTATGAGGGCGATAAAGCAAACTGAGGTTACGGAGGAAGTGGTTTTGAACCAGCCCGATTCTTTGGGGATACTGGAGGTTCTCTTTCTTTTCAAATTCTTTCATCTTTTAGTCCCTTTCTAATAATCTAAACGTCTGGCTTCCAATACCTGACGTGCTTGGTTAATCCATTCTTGCACTGTTTGATTGTCCTGATAGTCCTCTCTATCAGAAAAGTTATCAATCACCCATTTTGCTGTCATCTCGTCCATTGCTATTCTTGCCCAGTATTTGATTGGCGAAATCCGTCCAATCTGTTTCCTTTTCATCTTCTTCTTTCGAGGGGTGGCGTTCTGCCGTAGTAATAGAAGAAGATATATTATCTGATTTATTAGTTGATATATTAGGGTGGCACGTTGCCGCCCCCGCCACGGCACTCTGCCGCCCCTCATTCGGCTTATGTATCGTGTAGAGATTGCTCGTTTGTCTGCCGCCATTGTTGCGGCGAGAGACAAAAAGATAGCCCTGTTTCTTTAGTGCTGCCACCTTCCTTTGCACTGTCCTGCTGTCCAGCCCCGTTAGCTTGGCAATACGCGCCGCGCTGGGAAAGCACTGCCACTGCTCATCAGCATGTTTGGCAATCATAAGCAACACAAACTTAGCCGTGGGGTCGGCTATCGGCTGCTCACAAACCCAATCCATCGCCTTGTAACTCATGCTTGCCCGTCCCAAAGTTTTGTGAAGTTGGCAACAGACAGCAACACGCACGGCTCGTCGTGGTGGTCATCACCTTTCGGGTTTCGCCGCTTCGGGAAGGTTGTCCCCTCATTGTCAGAAGTCAATTCA